GGGTAGAATCACAGGTTCACAAGCAACTGCTAAAAATGACTCTAAGCCTGCGGCACCTGCTAAAACTAAGTCTATAGATGCTCAAATAGCAGATGCTGAATCTAAAGTAAAAGCTCTTGAAACTAAAATAGAACGTAGAGTTGATNCTAAGAAATCAGAAGCTGAGGATATAGCTGCTGAAACTAAATCACAAAAAGAATCTTATGGTAGACTTGGTTCAGGTATAGGTAAGATTGCTACATCTACTGGTAAGTTTATTACTGGTGAAGCTAAAGCTGAACAAGATAAGAAAGACCTTGAAGAGCTTAAAGCATTACTTGCAGATCTTAAAAGACAAAAAGAAGGTAACTAATGGACATAGTAGATCCGTGGGATCAACAACAGTCTACAAGTGAATCTAATCCTTATGTAGAGAATTATAAATCTTTCTTAGGTAAAGCTGAGGGAGCTGATTATAATACTATTGTAGGTGGTAAAACATTTGATGACTTTTCTAAACACCCAGGTGTTATAGGTGCTACTACAAAAGAAGGAACTAGCACTGCAGCTGGTCGTTATCAAATCACTAAGTCTACTTATGATAACTATGCATCTAAATTAGGTATTAATGATTTCTCTCCCCAAAGTCAAGATAAAATAGCAGAAGCTATATTTAAAGACAAAGGTGCATGGGATGACATTTCTAAAGGTGACTATGAATCTGCTAATAAAAAGCTAGGATCAACATGGGCGAGTCTTCCTACAAGTCCTTATAGTCAACCTAAAAGGTCTGAAGAGTGGACTAGACAGAATCTTATCATGGATCCATGGGATAAGAAAGACTCTCCACAAGCTAAAACAGACTCTAAAGAAATAATAGATCCTTGGGATAATAAAGCTCCTACAGATTCAAAAGGTATTGTAGATCCATGGGATACTGCTAAACCTACATCTGAAGATCCTTATCGTAAGATGGGTGCTACTGAAACCTTTGCTGAGCATACTATATTTGGTATACCAGTTTCAGCTGGCGGTTATGCTGGTATGGTAGCTGGAGCATCTTTAGGTGAAGAAGCAGGTCTTGCATTAGCTCCTGTAACAGCAGGTGTTAGTACAGTAGCTGGTCCTATTATTGGTGGTGCACTAGGTATGTTTGGTGCTGCTTATGGTACTGATAGAATATTAAGAGCTGCAGGACCCGAATCACTTAACAAGTTATTAGACGAAGGTTCACAACAACATCCTTACGCTGCTTTTGCAGGTGATATAGCTTCTAACTTCCCAGTCATGGGTGTAGGTCTTCCTAAAACTATTGTAACAGAATCAGGTAAAACAATCAGTGCAGGTAAACAAGCCGCATTACTTATTACAGGTGGTGCTGGTATTGAAGCAGGTCGTGAGTATGCTACTGGTGAACAAATTGATCCTGCTAAGATAGCTATCTCTGCTCTTACAATGCCATTGTTTGCTGGTGAACCAACAGCTTTAGGTAAAGCAGTTACATTTGACAAGCTACGTAATTTAGAATCTACAGAGTCTCTTGATGACTTATTAAAGAAAGTTACTGGTACTCAGTATGAAGATGTTGTTAATAAGCATATTGAAGAGCAACGTAAACTAGAAACCTTTGATCAGTTTAAAGAAAAGAGACTTCAAACTAACTATCAATTACATATTGATAGNTTACCAGANGATGCANTTAAACCTACATTTGAACAATGGAGTAAGNGACCTGATAAGACAGGAGCTTATTCTGATGAAGCTCTTAAATCTAAATATGAAGATGAGATTAGAAATAGATCTTTAGATCACATCTATACTAACTATCCTGAACTAGCTAGACCTGATGTAAACACAGCTAAGTTACCAGCTAACACAAATGACTTCCGTAACTTCTTTTATAACTTCATGGGTGCTAAAACTCAAGATTCTATAATTGGAGGTCAAGTATGGAAGCTAGCTGAGAAAGATGGTCTCACTGCTGAAATGAAAGAAAACATTCGTAAGCATGTTGAAGATGGTTATGAACTTACTCCTAAAGAACAAGAGCTTTATTCTAAGTATATTGAGAAGCCTTTAAATACTGCTAGAGCTCATGAACAATACCTAATGGATAATGGTATTATTCCTAAAGAGAAGATGGATAAGAACTTCTTCTTCCGTGAACTTATGCCTTTCTCTAAAGAAGATTTAAAGATGATGAGAGAACAAGGTCATATGGAAGAAGAGCCTTCATGGTGGGAATCAATCCGTGAGAAGCTTGTAGGAAGAGACTATGGTGCTCAAGATATTAGTAGAGTACAAAGTGCTGGTCAACGTCGTGCATTCTTTAATCTTGAAGACAAAGAAGGTAACAAACGTATTGTTCAGATTACTAAAGATGGTAAACTAATTGAATGGCATCTTGAAGATAAAATAGGACCTGAAGGTACTCTTATATCAGAAAAGAAAGTAAGATTCTTATCTAATGATATTGATGAATTAACTAAAGGTGGTCCACTTAAAGTTGGTGATAAACTATTTGGTGGTACTCTTAAACAAGCAGCTGTTGATGATATTGAAAGACTAAGTCCTTATAAGTATAATAAAGACTCTCTAGCTGTTGTTCTTAAGAAGTTAAATGAAACACGAGAAATGGTTCGTGCTCATCAAATGCTTAAAGAACTTAAAACTACAGATTACTTTAAGTCTAGTGCTCACAAAGAAGCTCCTAATGTACCAAGACCTGAAGGTTTTGTATTACCTAAAGGTTTAGATAGATTGCCAGAACTACAAGGTTATTCATTTGCTCCTAGAACTGCATGGATCTTAGAAGACTTTGCTAAACAACGTAACCCAACATTATTGACAGAGATGTCAGGTATGTTAGTTAAGAACATGATGCTTAACCCACTACCACATATCTTTAACGAAGCATGGCACTTATATAATGCTCGTGGTTTATCAGGATGGGTAACACCAGCAGGTATAGCACGCTTTGCTAAAGGTATGCCTGAAGCTCTTAAGAGTGTTATAAATCAAGATGAATTTTATAGATCTACACTTGAACACAATGGTTCTTTATTAGCACCAAGCACTAGAGTTAATCCATTTGAAGATGCTATACATGGTAAAGCTCTTAATGAGTTTGCTCAAGGTGGTGGTTTAAAAGAACTAGCTAGATTCTTTGGTAGATCAGTTCTTGATATGTATGATGGTATATCTAAAGCTTCTAGTAAAGCTATGTGGATTGTTCGTGATACTATGTATCTTCAATATGTTAAAGAGTTAATGAATACTAAAGGTTTAACACAAGAAGCTGCTATTAAAGAAGCTGAACGTCACTTACCTAATTATCGTTTACCTGAAACAATAGGTGATAAAGTTATTGGTGAAAGAACTGGTAGATTGTTATCAGAGACTTTACAAAACCCTAACATATCTGTATTTAGTCGTTACCACTATGGTATGACTAAGTCTATATTAGAAACAATGAAAGACGTAGGAGCTATCCGTAAGGGGGCTGAGGGTATGGAAGAGTTTAAACAAGGTGTAGATACTATGGCAGCTGTTCTTGTAGCTACTGCTGCTTTATACCCATTAATGGATATGGTTGCTCAGAAACTAACAGGCAATCCTGATGCTAAACAACGTAGAGCAGGTCCTTATCACTTAGGTCATGCTATTGCAGAAGTAGCAGATGGTACTAAAGATCCACAAGCAGTATTAAGTGCTGTCTTTACATTTAACCCATCTTTACTTGCATTAGCTCAATTAGGACTTGATCGTAACTTATATAATGGTCAACATATCTATGATCCTATGAGTGCTCCTGATGTTATAGCAGCTGATGTAGGTAAATATATGTTACAACAAATGCCTCAAGGTAGCCAAGCTTTAAGAGCTGTTCAAGATCCTGGTGGTAAAGAAGAAGGTATGAAGACTTGGGAAGCTAGACAAGCTGACATAGAGTCACCATCAGCAGCTAAAGAAGGTAGAATGAAAATGTTAATTGCTAAGCTTAAAGCTAAAGCTATAATTCACGATGCTAAAGAACGTATGAAAGGATACTTATAAGCATGAAAGTTTTATTACTAGATCCTATGGGAGCATTTACTGACTTTGCTGTCAGACTTATGTGTGATGGTCATGAAGTTAAACAATGGCAAAAGAAGTCACTTACTGGTGAACAATCACAGATTGGTAAAGGTATTGTTACCCGTGTATTAAACTGGCAAGCTTTCATGAAATGGGCTGATATCATTGTACTATCTGACAATGCATATCAAATGCAGTTTCTTGAAAGATATCATAGAGAAGGTTATCCTATTGTAGGTGCTAACCTTGATACTTCTTACCTTGAATTACGTAGAGGTGAAGGTCAAGACATTATGGAAAAGGCAGGTCTAGATATTATACCCGGTAAAGAATTTAATAATTATAATGATGCTATTGCTTATGTTAAAGCTAACCCTAAACGTTATGTATCTAAACCGTCAGGCGATGCTGACAAAGCGTTAAGCTATGTATCTAAATCTCCAGCTGACATGTTATTTATGTTAGAGAGATGGAAGTCTAAAGGCAAGAATAAGATGCCTTTTATTATGCAAGAGTTTGTTCCTGGCATTGAAGTGGCAGTCGGTGCTTGGATGGGCAAGGATGGTTTTAGTAAACTCAGATGTGAGAACTTTGAGTTTAAGAAACTAATGCCATCTAACTTTGGTGTTAATACTGGTGAAATGGGTACTGTATTAAAGTATACAGAGAAATCAGCATTGTTTGATGAAACCCTAGGTAAGCTAGAAGAGTTCTTACGATTCCAGAACTACCGAGGTTATGTAGACCTTGCCTTTATTATTGATGATAAAGGTTCACCAAGACCTTTAGAGTGGACTACAAGACCAGGTTGGCCTTTATTTAATATCCAAGCAGCTTTACATAAGGGTGATTCTATACAATGGATGTGTGACCTATTAGAAGGTAAAGATACTCTTAAAGCTTCTACTAAGATAGCTGCTGGTCATATTGTAGCTATTCCTGACTTCCCATTTACTAAAGTAACAGGTAGAGATCCTAGTGGATTCCCTATCTATGGTTTAGAAGAATGTGGTGATGATGTTCACTTGTGTGAAGTTATGATGGGTAAAGGTCCTATCTATGAAGACGGTAAGTTTAAAGAAGAACCTATGATTGTTACCGCAGGTGATTATGTATTAGTTACATCAGGTATAGGTGATACAGTTAAAGAAGCTACAACTAAGTCTATGGAAGTAGTTAAGAGAATTGAAATTCCTAGTGCTATGATTGTACGTGACGATGTAGGTGAAAGACTTGAATGTGAATTACCTAAATTACATAAACTAGGATATTGTAAAGAATTTAAATATGAGTAATAAAGTACCTCCAATACCCAACCATCCTATTGGTAATACACATGAGTGGAGAGATTGGCATCTTACTGTAGGCAATCAAGTTAATACTAATGCTACTAATAATGCTAATATTCAAACTACTTTAAGTTCTAATAGTACAGTAACTAACAATGTTACTAACTCTGCTAGTACAGGAGGAGCATCTTCTTTACCTGCTAACCCTGCAGGTTATGTTAATATAGTTATTAATGGTACTACTTATAAACTACCTTATTACAACGTATAATGAAAATATCACAATCAGGTATTAATCTTATTAAACAGTTTGAAGGGTTTAGTGCTACTCCTTATAAAGATATAGCAGGATTACTTACTATAGGTTATGGTCATCTTATACTACCAGGTGAACACTTTGGTGCTATATCATCAGTAGAAGCTGCGGCTCTTCTTATTAGAGACATAGCCGATAAAGCTGAGTACTTTGTTAACAAGTTTGTTACTGTGGATTTATTACAGAATGAATTTGATGCACTAGTATCATTTACATATAATGTAGGTGGTGCTAACTTTCAAAAGTCAACACTATTAAAGTTACTTAATGCAGGTAAAAAAGAAGACGTCCCTCAAGAGTTCCTCAAATGGGATAATGCTGGCGGGCACAAATCCGAGGCACTACTTAAGAGACGTCGGTTAGAAGCTAAGCTCTTTGCAGGAACTTAAGCTGTAGCAATCGCAGGTGCTGCTGAACCACCTTGAATAAAAGCTACGACATCATCAAATGAAGTAAACACATTAATTGTTTGTTCAGGTCGTTGTTCACCAAAGACTTGTTTCTGAACGTTAACAACATAACCGTTGTCTACTTTATTAATTACGATTGAATTGAAATTCATACTATCTCCTTTTCTCAGTTAAACGAAACTACTACTCTTATAATGAACAGTTCAATTGTCAGATAGGTATTGTTGTCATCAGACATACCAAAATCTGCAGGATTGACTAGTTCAAATCCTAAAGCAACCCCACATATGGGGTGAAATGTTATATGCATATTAGATCTCACACGTTCCGCCAACACACGCAAGGGTTTGGCTTCCTTCAGTATTATCATCACGTTCTACCAACTCTTCCCAATTGATTGAGCTTGGCATCTTAGATGCTAATTCTTTGTACTGTTCTTCATTGATATCCTCATAAGGAGCTTGTTGATATGTATGGTTTGAATGAGGTAAGAAGCTAATACCACTTACTTCATCAAAGTGTTTCCATACCCAAGCTCCCACTTCAGGCCACTCACTGTCAGTTACAGTTATGGTCACTGAAGGTTTATGTTCACACCAATGTCTTTGATATATCAACCATAAGTCTAGCTGTTCTAAAGCTGTCATATCATTACGAGTAATAGCTCCTTTAGGTGCTTTTACAGGAAACGAGAATACAGCTGTCGAATCAGGCCTAAATACTTCGTCTTCAACTGGAAAGCCTTTTTCTTTAAGGAACGAGTATACAGGATCCTTTTTATCAATACGTACCCTTCTGATATAATGAGCATTGTGTCTAGCATGAATGCCGCTAGCGCTGTCAACCAACTGACTGACTGTACCGGAAGGCTTAACACAAGTGATAGAAGCAGAAGGAGTAATACCAAGGACTTCAGATAATTGTGTATTTGTTTGTCTCGCGACATCTCTTAACCTTTCTAACATTGCGGAATCAGGTTTGTTAGTTAGTTTACAATCCATGATACCTGTTAATGAAACACCAAGTAATCTTTCTTCTTCAGTATTCTTTTTCCATTCTTCACTTAGAAATTGGAAGCTGGTGAGAGTGGACTGAATTGTACCGAGTATTGTAGCGAGGGACACCTTATTAGCCAAGGTAGATTCGGTATCGTTCCCCCGTACAACCACTTCCGTAAGATTGCAGAACTGTTTATCACGGAGGATAATCTCTGAGCATGGATTGGTGCCATAGCTGAGAAGCGGATCTCGTCTCCCCCATTTTCCTGCTTGAGCCTGAGAAGCAACACGATTAAAGATTCCTCGTTCACCTGATTTGGACTTAACCAAAGCGAGCCATTCTTCCATGAAAGTTTCAGAATCGGGTCTTTCGGTGTAGGCCACACTGTTGTTGGCAAGTCCTCGGTAAGGGTGATCGTTATACCAGGCTCCTGATTTTGCATCTCGCATCCTTTTATCTGTTAAGTTACTTAAAGAGATTAGAGCAGAGCGTCTTACACCACCTACTACTACAATCTCACCAATCATACACATAATATCGTGTACTTCTAAAGAATTAAGTTTTCTCGAAGCAGCTTGCTTGAATAATTCGAGTGTGAAGTTAAACAACTTTCGCAATGGATCTGGACCCGAAGCTCTTCCACCGAATGTTTTAAGTCTGGACCCGGCCGGTCTAATTTTACTATAGTCAATCTTTGGGATGTCTCCTTCCCACAATGATGACAGAAGCTTTTTAAAGGCCTTGGCCCATCCGAGTTTGGAATCACCAACGACAATAACATCATCTACCTCCCTAAATTTATCAGGTAGTGTAGGTAGTTTATTAATCTCTTGACGTTCACATGAGAATCCTACACCAGTACCATTCATTAAAATGTATAGAGCTTCACTAAAAGCTCGTTTGTTGTTAATAGCTAAATAAGAGCAATTGTAAGCAGAGATATTATCTCTTTCGCATGCTTCACCTGCGGTCATTAAAAGACGCATACTAGGCATAACTTCTAAATTAAGAATAGCATTATGTAACTCAGTTAACTTATCCTTATAAACAGGATCTGTGGTTAACTCAGGTACTTTAGACTGTACATAAACCATTAATCTTGCTACTGTTTCTTCCCATGACTCACGACGTTGCTCTGTTTCTAAGTAGCGAGCATATCTACTCTTATGGATAAAGCGTCCATAATCACTGAGTTTATCAGCCATCTATTTCTTTCTCTAGTTTATCAAATTTATCTTCTATTATATCTTCAAACCTTTCAACAAGGTCATATGATGTAATACCCAGTATATCTAAAAGAGTTACTTCATCAATCTGTTCTGCTAACTTCTCTTTTAGTTCTTCTAACGTTAATGGCATGTTATGTCTTCAATTCTTTCAGTAGTTCTACATAATGGATAACTTTGTTAAGGTCTTCCACACCACCTTTGTCTTGCCATCTACAAATGTATTTAATAATATTACCCTCAATAAATGGTAAGTTATTCTTAACTATAAACTCTATAGGTTGTATAGGAAATTGTCTATAGTGACTACCTGCTACTTGTTTTCTTAATGCACTCATACTATTATTATACCATCCTTTTTAAACATTGACAAGCTTTGTTGAACCTTTAGTCTTAAGATTCTTGTTATCTCTAAACCAATTACCACAGGCTCTACATTGATAACGTTGATATTTACCAGCAGCTGTCATATTAAAGCCGCGTCTTTGAAAGTTAGTAGACGCACATGTAGGACAACACAAGTCAGTACTTTCAACTAGGTTACGGTTAAGATGGTTCTTAATCCAAGGCTTAAAGCGTTCATAAACCTTCTCTAGAAGTATAACATCATTCTTGTTATATTCTTCCATAAGCTTCCAAGCTTTAGGAATACCTGCCATACATTGTACCCATAACTCATGACCACTATGTTCAGTCTTTTTACCTAAACCTAATGACTGTGCTACATAGTCTAG